TAATGAATCTTCAGCATCTACCCACATCTGTAAATTCCCATCAAGATATAACCTTGCATATTCTAATGGCTCATCGTAAACGGTAGAATACGAGTACCTTGACAAATAGCAGACCGCTTTTGCGGTCTGTTTATTTTCCGCTGGCTTTTTGCGGCTTTCTAATGTTTTCGGGCAACATATCTGACCATGGCAGAAGTTCTGCAAGAAAATCTGTGTTTTTGTCATCTACATGTTTGGGAATCTCCGTAAGCAGATATTCGAAATAATCGAAAGGTTTCAGGTTATTCGCCTTTGCAGTTTCTGCGATACTGTAGATGATCGCTGAACTATTGGCTCCATTGACCGTATCGATCATCTCCCAGTTTTTCTTCCCTATACAGAATCCACGGATCGCACGTTCGCTGGCATTGTTGTCTATTGGAACATCCCCATCTTCCAGAAAGACTTTCAGGTAGCTTTCCTGGTTCAGTGCATATGTAAATGCTTCCCGTATTTTACCGTTCTTTGGAATTTTAGGTTCATTCTGTTTCAGGTACGCAAAGAAAGCATCCACCAGTGGTTTTACCACAAGCTGACGCTGCATGAGCCTGTCTTCCGTAGAAAAATCAGACAGTTTTCCCTCTTCCCGGTAAATGGCCTGTATCTGTTTCATGATCAGATGCAGGATCGATTCCTTTCGGTGTGCTTTTGGTATCACTTCCAGTGCATCGTTAAACCTGCGCCTGCAGTGAACCCAGCAGCCTGCGATCTTCAGATCTTCACGCTCCTTTTCCAATGTATGATATACCTGGTACCCATCCGTAACACAGATCCCGGTGTAATCCCTCAGGAATTCCCGGGGATGGGATGCATTACGCGTTTTCTGGTATTCATAAAGGATGATCTGACGATCCCGGTACATAAAGCCGGACCGGTACACCCACATGTAACTCTGGCTGCCGGCAGGACGCCCGTCCTTATTTACAAGTACAGGAGTCTCATCTGCCTGTATCACATGATAATCATACAGAAGTTTATGCAGATAATCATACATGGTTCCCAGATATTCTTCCCCAAGACGGATCATCCAATTCGCCATGTTCTGTCTGGTAATGGCAAGCCCGTACCTTTCGAATTCTTTTTCAAGACGGTAGAGAGGTACCGCATTTACATACTTACCATTTATGACTGCCGCAGCAAGGGACGGGGATACAAGGCTTCCATGAAGCAGATTTCTGGGATGGGGTGCCTTTATCATGTGTTCATCCAGTTTACTGGAATAAACGCCGATATGATGTTCCTCTATCACGACACTGGCCGGAATGAACTGATAACATCGGGAAATGGCATCCGGAAGCTGTTTCCATCCGTTTTCACCAAACTCAGCCGTCAGTTCTTCCTCTTTCAGATAGTGATCAATACGTTTTACTGTCAGCCCTGCTATGTCAGCCGCTTTTTTCCCTGGCTGTTTTTTCTTTTTGGGTGTTTTCAATTCCAGGTCCTCAGGTTCCGGTGTATCCAGGTCGCAGACTGCCTCTGCTTCATTAAAGAATACGATAGTCCCGTCTACTTCCATGAAACGTATCTGTTCAGAATCCGCCATTTTTTCGCTGGATCTGCCAAAACGGTTCTTCTGGAAAAGAACCATCTGTTCCATCATCAGCTGCATCCTGTCATTTAAGGCCTGCGTTTGCCTGGACAATTCTTCCATCTGTCCCTGCATCCCAAGAAAAAGCTCTATCAGCAGATCCTTATCAAACTTATTCAGTTGTTCTTTTGTGTACTTGATCGTCATAACCGGAACTCCTGTCTTTATACTGATTCCGATTATAACAGAATTTTTGTATTTCCGCCAATCCTTCAGATATGGGCTTTCGTCATAATGACGGTGGATAACACATCTGGAAAGCCGTTGTTTTACAGTTTTTCAGATGTATTATCCACAACAGTTTTTCTATTCACACGATAACAAATGGAATGAGAAAAGACTGTTTGTGGATAACCTTTTTCATCCGGTTGATACACATCATTTTTACAGTTTTGGTACTTTTTTATTTTCGGCATTTTGCACAGGCTACATAATGCGGGGTTTCTCTTTCAGCTCAGAGATCGGATGGCGTGCAACGATCTCCAGTCCCTGCATCAGCATACGGTACTGGTCGTCTGTGATCGCCATTGCCTCATCTGCCGAACGGGGCCACCGGAATGCAATAACAGATGATATATTGTAACTGTAAATATTTCGATGATACAATATGTTTCCCGGGTAATTTGCCCGGGATTTTTTATTGCATTTCTTCTATATATATGTTATCATAACACGTGACCAGAACACACAAAATGGTCAGAAAAAAGAACAATTCTTTTCGCCGCGTAGCTGCGGCGTTTCTTTTTGCCCCGGAGATCCCCGGGGCTTTTTTGTTGGCCGATTACTGGCGATTGCACCATTCCTGCAGGGCGCGTACCATCGCGGATGGATTGCTGATCACACCATCAACCTGTGTGCCGAGCTTGCGCTGCATCGCGCGGATGGTCTGTGGTCCGATGTATCCGTCAGCAGTTACCCCCGACCATTTCTGGATGGCCTTGATCAGAGCTGATCCGCCGGACAGTTTTGTGGACCACTCAGCAACTGTAATGCCGACACAGCATTCTCGATTGGATGTTGGCTGATTACTGATCCTGCCATCCTGTGGTGTCCCGAAGATCTCCTGCAGGCGGCGTGTCAGTTCTGGCCCCCATACTCCGTCAACTGAGATCGCTTTTTCGGCCGGCTTCTGAGCGGATGCTGTACCGCCGTAGGTACAGTATTTTTTATGACAATTGATCCATCCTGCGCCCGAGAGCAGTTTTCCCCAACTTCCATTCTGAATTTTGGTGATAGTATAGCTGCCCTGATCCCGGATTACTCCGACGATCTTACTGTCTGCATTCGGCGCGATACGGATGTTTAATTCCGTGTCATTGACCTTGTAAACTCCTGGCTTATATATCTCCTCTCCAGACGTATTTCCGTTTCCGGAAGATTCGGAGCTACCGCTGCTGATCAACTTCTTGAATCTCGTCCAGTCGCCTTTTGCAATGATCTGCGACGGGCAGTTTTTGCTGCAGATATCGAGATGTCGATAGACTTTGGATGCCGGGATGCCTGTTTCTTTCATGAGCTGCCGTACAAGCTCCACGGTGTTCTGAAACGCTTTCTCATAGTTATATCCGCCCTGCACGCACATTTCCACACCGATGCTGTTCCGGTTGCCATAAGAGCCGAACAGGTTGCCGTTTCCGTAGTTGATGCCAACGTGCCAGCATCCGAGGTTGTGCGGTGCCGCCTGATAGGCAACATCTCCGTCATCTGTGTAATAGTGTGCCGACATGCCAGAAAAATTCCCGTCATGCTGTGCTCTGGCATGAGCGCGGGCATTGGCAGTTGGCTCAAAATTGTCGGTGTTATGTACAACAATACACTGTGGGTTGTTGTACGGATAGGTGTTCTGGCTGCTGATGTATGATCTATCAATCTTCATTGTCTCTCCTTCTGCCAGGCGAATTGCGCCGGCGTAAAAAAGGACGGTTATCAGCCGCCCTCACTCTGTTTTCTGTGTCTGCTTGATAATCTGATTCACATAGTTGCTCAACCCAGCGACGAGGATTCCCTGCGTGACCGCCGTAAATACTGCCATTGCCGCCTGCTGACCGGTGCACACCTCACTGGTGGCCAGCACCCAAATCGCGCAAAGTACAATGCTCACACCACCCAGAATCAGTGGAATATACTTGTCCTTTACAGCCTGTGCCTGTTTCAGGCCCATGCCCAGGAAGTACAGGACAATAGCTACAATGATCAGTTCCGGTTTTACATAATTCATAATCTGTTCCATGTCAATCGCCTTTCTTTTTTAAGTGTAATTCATCAATTTCCTGCTTCATCTTTGTGATCATACCGTTTCCACCAAGCACATGATAGGCTTCGTACATCTCGCAGAAGTTCTGGTATGCATAGGATGGGATGTCTCCAAGCTGTGTGTACTTGCTGTGGTACTCAATCAGCTGGACTCTGAGTAGTAACATAGTTCCCTTACTGTTCGCGTCTCGATCCCTTTTCTGATTTTTTAAGAGCCAGACGATGTAGCCCAGCAGCACTGGAAGTGCTATCGTATATGTCTGCATTAATATTTCATTCACTGCTCTGTCTCTCTTTCCCACTATTGAACGCAGAAGAAGGACCGTTTCCGGCCCTACTCAGTTTTTTCCTTTTCTTCCAGCTCTGCAGTGTACTTATCATACTCGTCCCAGATGTCATTCTCAAATTTATCAACAACATCATCGATATCCTTTTTATTGGCACGATACTTTCTACCGTTGTTGATGTAGCGATTGATGATTGGAACATCCGGATGTTTTGCATCCATATTGGCGTCCATAGACACAACGGTCTCGCCGTCAACTGTGATGATTCCAGAATAATGAATGTCCTTTGTGTAAGTTGCTGATACTGCCATATTTTTGTCCTCCTAAAAATTAATTTGTATCTCCAGAGATATTATCTCTCATGGATTCAAGTTCACTTCTTAGATCCGCAACCTCTATTTCAAGGTTCGATCTTCTTTGCTTTTCGAGTTGAAGCTCATGCGTTATTATCGCAATCAAATTGGTATATACCATACTATAAGTATCAATATAGCTATCCTCAGTGTTCTTCCTGTCGTGGTGTACCAGATCCAGCTCGTCTTCTCGGATTCCGAGTTCTCGCATGGATTCTACGACATCCTGTGCGACGAATCCATAACAAATGCGCCCATCACCGTCAATCATCCGATACTGAACTGGTTTTAAGCGATCGAACAGCTCTGAATGAATATCCGTCTTATTGATCTTGCTCTCACCGAGTGGAAATATGTTTGTTTTGGCGCGGCGATCGGATGTGACCTGTGGGGAGTTTTTAACAATCAAACGCTCCCATACTCTTCCACTATCTCCTAACATAATCTTTTCGGAGTACGCCTTGGTCGGTGCGAACGCTCCAGTATACACTCCTCCAGACCAGCCACAGCCATAAAATTCGACCTCTGCCTGATAACCTTTCTTCTTTGATTCAAGAATAATGCTACCGTTACCAATATCGAAGTTTGCTTTGTTGTTGGCATCCGAGTAAGTATTTACAACAAAAGAATCGTCAACAGCTCCGGCTATACAGCTTCCAGAAGAACTTGATGTCTCCAATACAGATTCGTGGACACCTTTAATATCTACATATTCGCTCTGGATTGACAGAGCCGCATTGCCGGATTTTGTTTCAACCAAAATCTTACCGACACCACCACATAACTCAATAACCGCATCTTTTGCGTTCTTTCCAAGCTGGATCAACTTATCACCATAATATGCGAGTGTCGTTCCTGCCCGGTTAAGAATCTCAAATGCTGATGCTGAAATCTTAGTCCGATAGCCAGACCAAGATCCGCTGGTTTTATTTCCAACTTCCAATCCGGTCCCATCAGTAAACTGCATAAAGTTGGTGGCTGTTTTTGCTGCTTGTAAAGGATTCGCATTAATTGAACCAGATGGTAAAGAAGCTAATTTGGTTGATGTCCACGTCACTGTATATGGACCAGAACCTTGAGTATAGTTAAATACTCTCAGCTGTCCATACGGTTCACTTAATCTTGTTATAAGGCCCCACGTTGAAGTAGTCTTTTTATAAATCCATAACGACCATTCGCCTGAAGATCTTAGAAAATCCAATCCAGGATCTGAGTTATTTGCAGAGATAAAACTAAACTGGACATCTGTTGTCTCAAAACCTCTGCCGCCAAGTTTAAATGTTGTTGGCTGATTTGCATACGAACCTGTGATCTTTATTGTAGCAAATTCGACATAAAGATTTGACTCACCGTTTCCATTTACCGTATGCACTACCTGATTTGCGTCCTTACCTGCAGCGCCCTGTGGACCTTGAGGACCTGTTGCGCCGGTTGCACCTTTATCTCCCTGAGGACCTTTATCGCCTTTTACACCTTGAGGACCTTGTGGTCCCTGAGGACCAGTTGCTCCTTTATCCCCTTTATCTCCTTTGGCACCGGTTGCACCTTTATCTCCTTTACTTCCCGTGACGCAAACTGCTGTTGTCGTTGAAGTCGTGTTGTCAGTATAGGTAATCACTGATCTCGTCCAAATATATTTACTGTTCTCCCATCCAGGATAAGTCGTGCTCCACGATCCGCCGGACATGGCTGTTGCTGACGTTGATTTGTAATACTGTTCTACAATAGATTTAACGCCTTTACCGGTTGCACCAGTCCCTCCAGTATCACCCTTATCACCTTTGGCTCCAGCCTCGCCTTTGATTTTCGCCCACTTATACATTCCGACACTTGTAGGATCATCTTTTGCATAGTCCACGCATGTTCCGATATAAGCGCCAATATCCTCACCACTGTTCCCGGTGAATGTCTTCCCACCGTCATTGCTATATTTGATGTGCAGATAACTGGTTTTCCCGTCTGCTCCATTGGTACCTGAAATTCCCTGTTTTCCCTGTGGCCCCTGCGAACCTTCCAGCTGCTGCCAGCTGTACTTCTTCGGATCATCCGAATCCGTCTGTGTAAAATCCACATACGTTCCAATGTATTTTGACGGTGTCTCTGTCATCTGAGACGCAGAGGTCGGATTCGAAACCGCAGAATATTTGATGTGAAAATACGTCGTTTTTCCATCTTTTCCGTCAGCGCCTTTGGGTCCCTGAATTCCCTGGTCACCTTTTTCACCCTGCAGGCCGCGCAAGCCCTGCGGACCCTGAATCTTTGTCCACTTGTATTTAGATGGGTCGGTAGAATCTGCCTTTGTATAGTCCGTATACACACCGATGTACGTCTTACCGGTTGATTCAGTAATAGAAAAGCCTGTCTTTCCATCCGCACTCGTTGCATAAGCGATATGAAAATACGGTGTTTTTCCATCTGCTCCCGGCTTTCCTTGGATTCCCTGCGTACCATCGGCACCTTTAATCTTACTCCAAGCATATTTCGTTGGGTCTGTGCTGTCCGCTACGACCTCATCTACATACATTCCGACATAATCACGATCCGAATCAGAAACGGAGAAACTGACCTTTCCATCAGAGCTATTTGCATAAGCAATATGCGTATACGTGGATTTGCCACTTTCGCCCTTTGGTCCCTGGATTCCCTGATCACCCTTATCGCCCTGCAGGCCGCGCAGTCCTTGCTCGCCCGGATCTCCCTTATCTCCTTTCGGCCCCTGAAATTTGCTCCAATGATACTTCGCCGGATTGGCGCTGTCAGCCTTGGTAAAATCCACGTATTGGCCTATATACGTTTTATCGACGGCGTTGGTTGTCGAAAAGCCTGTCTTTCCATCCGCGCTTGTTGCATAAGCGATATGCAGATAACTGGTTTCACCATTCACACCGTTTTCTCCAGGGGTTCCATCGGCGCCGTCCTCTCCGTCATCGCCCTGAAATTTTCGCCAGGTGTACTTGGTCGGATCTGTACTGTCCTCCAATATATAGTCCACGTAGGTACCGATATATTTTCCTGTATCCTTCCGCAACTGATTTGCTGTCGGGTTCGGAACATCAGCATATCTCACATGGAAGAAACTAGTCAGACCATTCTTTCCGGGCTCTCCCGCAATTCCCTGCTCTCCAACAACCTTTACCCAGGTATAGATGCTCGGGTCTGTAAGTACCGGCTGTTTTGTCGTCTGATTGTATGCGATACCCATGTATGTCTTTCCAGCTGATTTGAGCGATATTCCGCCGCCCGTTTCCGTATCAGCAAACACAACCCAAGTGTAAAACGTCCGGTTCTTTGCCAGTTTTTCAAACTGTGCAGCCAGGCTCTCCATCTTTTCTGAAATTCCACTCGATTTCAGCTTGTATTCGCCCAGCGTTGCCGTGTACTCATCATTGCAAATGGAGGACTCCAGTTTCATGATTCTTGCAGACAAATACAGTTCTCCGGTATCGTCTACAATATTCACCGTATCGCCGATTTTAATCCCATCCGGCAGATACGCCAGCTCTACTTCATAGGAAACAGCCGCATCGTAGATCTTTTTCAGCTTTGAAACTGCCCTGTTGCAGAGTTCTGACTTGCTGGTAGTATCGTAAGTGTACGACTGGACGATATGTCCCGTACCACTTCCTTTTTCGGAAAGATACCGGCTCCATTTGGCCACTGCGCTCCGGGAATAAATCGTACTGCCGGACAGATATATATCGCCGTCATCATACTTATACCCTTTCAGATTGATCGGCGTTTCACTGTCTTCCGGATATCCGCCGGTAACGGAAAGTGCCGTAGCCAGATCTTCTACTGAACTTTTTACAATGATATTTTTCACTTCCCGGTTGATCCGAAGTTCTCGCCCCTGATCTACGCCGCGCTTCTTATGCAGGTTGATATATTTGTGCTTGATTTTCAACCGGTCGATTTCAAAAGTATAGGAAACTTCCGCGTCAAACTGCGTGGCAACGCTCAAAATACGCTCAGAAGCGGTGGTCTCACCCTCCCAGGACAGTTTCCGGTTATAATTGCTGACCTCATTGATTCCAATTTCAAAGCCGGAATCGTCGCTGAATTTTTCAACATAGTAGCTCGCTGGATATGCCTTGTCTGCTTTGTATTCGCCAACTGTCTCGTTCAGGAGATCCATACCGGCATCCTCGGCATAGATTTCTACTTCCTGTTTGAAAATATTTTCTTCGCTGGTAATGATCGTATAAAATTCCTGCTCATCGCCATTCTTCCGAAGAATATAATTGCCAACAGAACCATACTGTTTCGCATCATTCCGCGTGCTCGCCGTGTAATTCAGCGTAAATTCTAGTGTAGCAACACCTGCTTCCACCTCTTCTGTTTTCAGATCATCAGAAATGTACAATCCCTTCGGTAGCTCTGTGCTTGCCTGCCCAAGGACATTCATATGTCGGTCCGCAAAATATAAAATCATAGAAACACCTCCCTGTATTTCATTGTGTATGTTGGCTGTGTTGCCCAGTCCGATGCAATGCATTGGATCTGATTCATTCCAGGCTGCAGGCAAAAGTTCTCCCAATCGTTGCCCAACGCACCAAGATCCTGTCTCGGAAGTCCCTGTAACATGACCTCTCCATTGCTACAGTCAGCTGTCAAAACCTGATTTACCGAAAATTTATTCGGAATATCACGCCATTTTTCTACATTGTCAATTCTCACGAAGATGCCGCGGAAATAATTTCTGGTGACAAGCTGATTTCCTGTATTTCGACTTCCCCACTGTCCCAAATACAATTTCACTGTTGCCACTTTCACATTTTTTAATTCTGGAACTGTAAATTCCGGATAACTGCCCTTCCAGAAAAAACGTATTTTCTCTCCATGTTTCATCATGTCGCTTGCGCCATACGTTTGGCTGTATGGGTTTGCATCTTTTCGATGGCAAGGTTCAAAAGTATATGTTTTGACGATACGCGGGTTGTTTCCACCTACCCACATATTCATGTGCGCTGTGTTTCCGATCGTATCGGTTTTGTATATCTCCTGGCAGCAGATCATTTTTCCGTTCGCATCGCAGAAAGCAATCGCCTGGCAGCCCGTCTGCCCCATAAGACCAGTTTCAAACCAGCTGTTCATGTAACAATAGAGGTGCGTCGCTCCCTTTGCTCCATTGGAATCTACCACATCAATAGATTTCATAGCTCCATTCCAGCCGTTTGTGTTTGGACTTACATATCCACTGCTGGCCAGATACAGACCTTTGATGCTGTCTACGCTCATGACACCCAGCTTTCCAGCCGTCTTGCTGTTACTGTATAAGAAGTTGCTCCCTGTATCATCTTTCCACGCCGCATCCTGTGACCAGACATATTGGTCAGCATAGCTTGTTATCAGTTCGCTTTTTTTGTATGTTTCTCCGTTCAACTCATCCGGATCACCGAACTGAAGAATTTTCTTGGAGTCATTTACAAAACCTACTACTCCATTTTCACTGTGCATTACTGCCTGAAGCTTTGGAAAGGCCCGATAAGTGCCGTTGTACGACACAATGAACGTTTTTCCGTCATCCGCAGTCGGATTCACCGTAAATTCTTCCACCGAATACTTGAATGGATCCGCGCAGTAAAATTCCAGCTCCGCAGTGATCGCATTTCTTCCCGCCGGCACTTCACTCGTTCCCTGCTTTGTTCCGATATAATATTTGTCCGGTTCATCTGCAAAAATAAGGGTTGCCTGTTCTGCATCCAGAAGAGCATTCAGTTTGTTGTAAGCACTGCGAAAAGCTGCATTATCTTTGGCTACCAGCTGATATCCCACCACAATAGTCCTTGGCTGATAACGCTTTCGTCGATACTTTGTACCGTCAGACACGCCTGTTTCCAGATCTGTAATCTCCGTACCCAAAATTTCCCGGCCGGACACATAAAGTGTCCGATAGCCGGGAATTACGTTCTCAAGATAACTTCCATTAAACATGAGAGCCTCCGAAGGCAGGTTCTGCCCTGGGTATCGCTCTGTGGTATCTACAAAGTTATACATTAGTTCTCCTGCCTTTCTTTCGGTTCTCCCTTGTCTCCTGTTTCTCAATTTCTTCTCGTGTATACGTTGCAGTCGCTTTTCCAATCTCTCTTCCGTCCAGATTAACCGGTACGTAGATGGTATACTTTCCGCTGCTGCTGTACTGGTAACTGTCGTTCAGATCTTCATAGCCTGTTCTAAGGCTCATCCCGATTTCCGGCACAGGTGCAAGCTCTGGAATTTGTATCAGTTCCATAGTTGCCTGTTTTGCTTCCTGGACATGATCCATAAGCCCGTTGATCCAGCCGATTCCAAAATAACTACCAAGCTTATCCGCAACCCGTGACGGACTGTGAATCTGTGCTTTCGCGCGGATTGCCGCCTCTGCAGCAGCCGCAAGCTGTGCCGCCACTGCTCTTACATAGCCAACCTGACTTGCCATACCGTTAGCGAGACCCATTCCGATGTAAGCGCCGTAAGAATAAGTGTTTATATTGCTCAAAGGCGCCTTTGCCGCATTTGCAAGTGCGCGTGATGCACTCGTTACAGTACTGTTTTTTGACCGGATTCCGTTTGCCATACTGTTTCCAACGCTCTGTCCACTGCGAAGTGCCGCCGGTTCTGTCGTTTTCAGAGCGGCATTCACTGCTTTTGAAACATTTTTAGCGCTGGAGACTGCTTTCGTTCCGCCACTCGAAATTGTGCTTGAAAAATTGCTCATTGATGTGGACGCAATATTGTTCAATGGTTTCAACCCAGTATCCATGCTCTCTGTAACTGCTGTTCCTGCGCTCGTGCCCGCTGAGGTCAAAGCTCCGCTGCCTCTATTGATGCCGGATGTAATCGCGTTGATTGCTGTGTCGCCTATACTGCTGGCGGACGCAGCAACGCTTCCGATTCCAGACTGAATTCCGGCCGCCGTACTGCTTGCCGCAGTATTCCCGAGTGCATTCGCCGCGCTGGATACCTGCGAGCTTCCGGCATTAATTCCAGATGCTGCACCAGACGTTACACTCTTGCCGCCTTTTTCTCCTCCAGCGCACCAATCGCTGATATCGCCAAAGAACTTTCCAATTTTTCCACCAAACTTGGAAAGCCCACCGAAGATTCCTTCTCCAATGGCCAACACTACCTGCTTTCCGACTTCCAGCCAGTCTGTCGCCATAATTGTGTCAATCATAGCAGACAGCACCTGCGGCAATGCTTTCAAAAGCTGTGGAATCGCACCTATAATTCCCTGTGCCAATGTTCCGATAATCTGAGCTGCTGTCATCAAAATTGTAGGAAGATTCTGTAAAATTCCCTGTACAAAAGAACTTAGTGATTGAATTGCAGCATCAATCAGTGATGGTAAATTCTCAGTAATTCCTTGTGCCAGTGCCAGTAAAAGCTGCATGCCAGTCATAATGAGCTGTGGTAGTGCAGAAGCAATTCCTGTAATAAGCGTTGTTACCATATTGACTGCTGATGGAATCAGTTCCGGAAGGGCACTGATCAAGCCGGATACAAGAGATTGAACCAGCGTTACTCCGCCCGCAATCAAAGCTGGCAGATTGGCCGTAATCGTATCCAGCAATTCAGAAACCAGATGTCCGCCCTGCTGAATGAGCTCCGGCAGCCTGCTTGTTATTCCGTTGACCAGGTTCGTGATAAACTGAGGTCCTCGTGTCTGCGCCAGCTGTAAAATACTGTCAATCTGCGATCCAAAAGTCTGATAGAGCAGTCCAAGTCCGGCGAGCACGACAGCAATCAGTGCCGCCGGCATCAGTGCCTTCATAGCAAGACCCATGATCTGGGTCAGACCGCTAAACATTTTTGATCCTACACCAAAAATCAATTTTCCAACCGTCTGTACGGTTGATGTAACTGTCTGTGCAACTTTTCCACCCAATGCTCCAATTTTCTGTATCCCATTAGCACCATCTAAAGTGGCGGCATCCAGAATATCTTTAAATGGATTTTTTATTTTTCCAACTGCGGACTGTAATATTCCACCAAGCTTCGAATTGCCAAACGCCTTTCCAAGGCTTTTTCCGGCATTTTTTGCCCATTGCGGCACCTCTTTCAAGGTTCCGTTTATCCCCCCAATACCCGTAGAAACCAGTTTCCATGTATTACCCTGAAAGAAATCACTTGCTTTGGTAACAATACCCAAAGCTCCAAGAACCGCTCCAAGAGCCTTTACCTTCTCCCCGGTTCCATCCAGAATACCTCCAATTTCTTTCAATCCGCCTTCCAGACCACCATCTTTAAACGCAGATCCAAGATTTTGAATCCACTGGATTGCTTTTTCAATGTACTTTCCATCGGATAACTTTTGATTAAGATTATTTATCACGGAAATAGCATTTTCCGCAAAACCTTTAAGGCTTTCACTTGCCTGTTCGAAAGCTGTAATTCCAAGTCCTTCCATTCCAGACTTAAGTTCATCAACAGCTCCCTGCAAGTTATCCATTTTGATTCCAGCCATTTTCTCGGCAGAACCAGCTGCATTATTGATCGCATCGGAAAGTTTATTAAAATCTTCATCACTTGCATTTGCAATCGCCAAAAGTCCAGACATTGCTTCCTGACCGCCAAGCATAGCTGCATAGGAGGCCTTTTCATCCTCTGTCATCCCTTGCATGCTTTTTCGCATGTCTTTCATGACCTCTCCAAAAGACTTCATATTTCCATTGGTATCAGTAAGACTAAGACCCAATACAGACATTGCCATGCTGGATTCTTCCGTTGGCTTTGCCATACGCGTAATAGTAGAGCGGAGGGCCGTACCGGCGGCGCTTCCTTTGATGGAACTATTCGCCATAAGGCCAGTGGCAAGAGAAATGTCCTGAATCGAGTAGCCCATTGCGCCAGCTACGGAACCGACATATTTAAAGGTTTCACCCATCAAATCGACATTCGTATTTGCATTTGCAGAAGCAGCTGCCAATACATCAGCAAATTCTCCACTGTCTTTAGCCTGTTTTCCAAATGCTGTCAAGGCATCCGTCACAATATCCGACGTTCTTGCCAGATCACTGCCAGATGCTGCGGCCAGATTCATGATTCCGTCAATACCAGAAAGCATGTCCGCAGTTTTCCATCCGGCCATCGCCATATACTC